GGACTGGTGGCAAGACTGGACTAAGGACGATCCACCCCAGTGCGACTATATAATCATGTCGCTAGATGCAGCACAAGAAGCCCATAACAGGGCGGATTATAATGCTGTGACTATATGGGGGGTGTTCGAGCGGGAAAACGAGCACGGGGATAAGATCAATAATGTGATCCTGCTGGAGGCTTGGCGGGAGCGGATGGAGTTTCCTGAGCTTAAACGGGCTATGTTTAAGATGTACAGTGAGTGGAACCCAGACACGTTTATAGTTGAAAAGAAGAGTAATGGGGCTGCATTGTATCAAGAGATGCGAGCTGCTGGCATACCAGTAACAGAGTTTACTCCCAGTAAAGGCAATGACAAGATTAGCCGGGTAAATGCGGTTAGTGATATGTTTTCCTCAGGGTTGATATGGGCATCAAAGGACCGTAGGTGGGCGCAAGAAGTAATGGATGAGTGCGCTGAGTTTCCTAATGGCGACCATGATGACTATGTGGACTCGGTGACTCAGGCACTTATAAGAGTACGGAAGGGTGGGTTCTTACGACTGCCGATGGATGAGGAAGATGATCCAAGAGAGTTTAGAAGCATCAAGAGGGCAGGATACTATTGATGAAGATGACCAAAGAACAGACTGAAGCCCATAGAATACGTAACAAGGAATGGCGGGAACGTAACCCCAAGTGGTCGTGGGTAGTTAGTGCTGTCGGCGGCGCTAGGATGAGGACAAAGCAGGCTGGAGGTGAGTGGGGTGAGAACAGCATCACTAATGACTACATCATGAGTATCACCCCAGATATATGCCCAGTCTTTGGAACGACCTTTACATTTGTAGGGCTATTAAAGCAGCAACCATGCAGTCCATCGCTGGATAGAATAGATCCTCATGGTGGATATGTCGTAGGAAATGTCGCAATAATATCTATGAAAGCTAATTCTATTAAGTCGGATGCAACCTCCGCAGAAGTAGCAAGGACGCTGGTTTGGATGAAGTCAGTAGAAAAGATTAAGTTGAAAGACGTATAAAGACAAGTCAAAAAGAACTACCGAATGTCCACCAAAAGGGGTATATAAAATGGCAAACATGGATAAGGCACTATATCAAGCACCTGTCGGTTTAGATGAAGAAAGCCCAGATGCAGAGCTTGTAATAGTAATAGGTGAAGAAGAGGATGCTAATGTTGATGAATCTACCCCCGGAGACTTTGATGCTAACTTGGCAGAAGAGATGGAAGATGGTGTACTGTCCTCACTAGGGACTACGCTGGTAGATCAGTTCAACGAAGATTGGAACGCACGTAAAGACTGGGTTGACACATACGTCAAAGGACTAAAACTGCTGGGCCTCAAATACGAGGAACGGTCAGAGCCTTGGAGTGGTGCTTGCGGTGCGTTCCATCCCATATTGGCAGAAGCAGTAGTCAAGTTCCAAGCAGAGTCCATTATGGAGACCTTTCCTGCCGCTGGACCCGTAAAAACCACGATAATCGGTAAAGAAACGCCGGTTACGCAGGCAGCAGCTGCCCGAGTTCGTGATGATATGAACTTTCAGCTTACTGAGCGCATGGTTGAGTACCGTCCAGAACATGAAAAGATGCTTTGGGCCCTACCACTAGCGGGTTCAGCATTCAAAAAGGTCTACTACGACCCATCATTAGGCCGTCAAGTGTCAATGTTTGTGCCAGCAGAGGATATGGTGGTGCCTTATGGGTCATCTAGCCTAGAAACAGCTGAATGTGTGACACATATAATGCGCAAAACAGCTAACGATATACGCAAATTACAGGCTTCTGGGTTCTACTTAGACATAGATTTAGGTGAACCGACCACTACACTAGACGATATTGACAAGCAAAAGGCAGAAGAACAGGGTTTTACTGCTACCTCAGATGACCGTTTTCGGGTGCTTGAAATGCATGTTGACCTGAATCTTAAGGGTTACGAGGACAAAGATGAGATTGCCCTGCCATACGTCGTAACAATCGAAAAAGGTACCAGCCAAATCCTTGGAATTCGCAGGAATTGGTACGAAGATGATACTTTGAGACTCAAAAGGCAGCATTTTGTACATTATACGTACGTTCCGGGGTTTGGCTTCTACGGTTTTGGTCTGATCCATCTCGTAGGTGGCTTTGCCCAAAGTGCAACCTCCATACTGCGTCAGTTAGTAGATGCAGGTACGCTATCTAACCTCCCGGGTGGGTACAAGACCAAGGGACTACGCATTAAAGGCGATGATACCCCTATTGCCCCCGGTGAGTTCCGTGATGTGGATGTGTCATCAGGTGTGATCCGCGACAATATCATGCCTCTGCCATATAAAGAGCCAAGCCAGACCCTGTACCTGCTTATGCAGAACATCGTGGAAGAAGGACGTAGGTTCGCATCGGCTGGGGATATGCAGATCTCAGACATGTCAGCCAATACACCGGTTGGAACAACATTAGCCATATTAGAAAGGACATTAAAGGTTATGTCTGCAGTACAGGCTAGGCTCCACTTCGCTATGAAGCAAGAGTTTAAGCTGCTAGCAGGTGTGATCCGCGACTACACACCTGAGGAATATGAATATGATGTAGATGGTGGGGCTCAGATCAAGCAAGCTGATTACGATATGTGTGACGTGATCCCTGTATCTGATCCCAATGCAGCAACCATGAGCCAGAAGGTTGTTCAGTACCAAGCAGCTATGCAGTTAGCTCAACAGGCTCCTCAGTTGTACAACCTCCCATTACTACATCGTCAGATGATTGAGGTGTTGGGGATAAAGAACGCTGATAAGTTAGTACCGATGGACGATGACTATAAACCGATGGACCCTGTATCAGAAAACATGGCATTAATTACAGGTAAGCCGGTTAAAGCCTTCCAGTATCAAGACCATGAAGCGCATATCAAGGTTCACATGGCCTTTGCACAAGATCCTAAGATGGCACAGCTAATAGGCCAAGATCCTGCGGCACAGGCTAAACAAGCTGCTGGGTATGCCCATCTAAGTGAGCATATTGCTATGGCTTACCGTACCCAGATCGAACAGCATCTAGGTGTGTCACTACCGGCTACTAAAGATAAGGCAGGTGAAGCTGTTACGCTACCACCAGAGATAGAAGTACAGATCTCTAGGCTCACAGCAGATGCAGCGCAGCAGTTACTGCAGTCTAACCAGAGTCAAGCCCAGCAACAGCAGGCACAGCAACAGCAACAAGATCCTATCGTACAGATGCAGCAACAAGAGCTACAGATGAAGCAACAAGAGATCCAGCTCAAGGAAAAGAAGATACAGATGGATGCTGTTGCCTTGGCTGATAAGCAAGATCTGGAAGAGAAGCGCCTTGAGTTTGATATGCAGTTGGCTGGGGTGAAGCTAGGCTCTGAGATCAAGCACAGAGAAACAAAAATGCAAACAGATGCAGTAGCCGCAGCTGATAAACAAGAGTTAGGGGAAGCTAAGGCCCATCTGGATGCTCAAGTTAAAGGCATGCAGTTAGGACATCAAATATCTTCGGCACACAAAGCTGGGATGAACCCCAAGTTACCGGGTAAAGGGGCATAAAAGATGGACAGTGTAAAGCTGCTTAGGCATCTGATAGAAGAAAATAACGCGGACATCCGTGCGTATGTAGAAAGCGTCGCCTCTGGTAAACCCCCTAATATGGAGGAGTACCGGAGGTTGTGTGGGGTAATTCATGGGTTAAACCTTGCGAATGAGAAGATAAAGCACATGCTAAATATGATAGAGCGCGGGGAGGATACAGATGAGTAGATGACCCCCTCCTTGTAATAACAAGAGCGAAGTACAAACGAAGTAAAAATACAGTCTTACGACTGCGCACAGAAAGGAGTTTTATATGTCTGATATTCTTATCGGGGTTGATGCAACTAACCCTAATCTAGCATTTACACAAGATACAACCGACGCAGAAAAAGCTTCACAACTTCCAACTCCTAGTGGATTCAACATCTTATGCGCTATTCCTGAAGTAGATAAGGAGTATGAGGGTGGCATTATAAAGGCTGATACTACTCGCCAGAGTGAAGAATTTACCACGATGGTGTTGTTTGTAGTACGGATGGGCGACCTAGCATATAAGGATGAAACACGGTTTCCTACAGGTGCTTGGTGTAAGGAAGGGGATTTTGTCTTGGTACGGCCTTATGCTGGTACCCGGGTGAAAATACATGGTCGGGAATTCCGACTCATTGCAGACGATAACGTGATGGCTACCGTGGATGATCCACGTGGTTATTCTCGCGTATAAGGAGATTAGACATGGATAAGGAAGAAGGAGTATCAGTAACAGCAGAAGAAAACCCTGACATCGAGATAGATATTATTGATGACACCCCTGAAGCAGATAAAGGCCGGCCTGTAGCTAAAGAAGAGGCTAGCGATGCAGAAGAAGGGGATGATGAGGATGAGGAGCTAGATAAGTATTCTGGTAGTGTTCAGAAGCGTATCAAGAAGCTAACCAAAGGTTACAACGATGAGCGTAGGGCTAAAGAAGCTGCCTTACGGGAGCGAGAAGAAGCAGTTAAGTTTGCTCAACATCAGTTTGAGACTACAAAGAAGCTGCAGAAGCAGTTAAGTGAGGGTAGTGAAGTCCTAGTTAATACCTCACGAGAAGCAGCAGATCAGCAGATGGAAGCGGCTAAACGCGGGTTTAAGGATGCCTATGACTCTGGTGACTCAGATAAGATTGCTGATGCACAAGAGGCTATATCTAAGGCTACGCTTAAAAAGGATCAATCCAGTGCACTGCGACCTTTACAATTTGCAGAAGATACTGTATATAATCAACCTCAAGAGCAGCAAGTTCCAACACCTGATACTAAAGCACTCGACTGGCAAGAAGAAAATGAGTGGTTTGGTACCGATAAGGCAATGACGGGATTTGCGCTAGGGCTGCACACTGAGCTAGTAGAGGCAGGTATCGACCCTAGAACTAATAAGTACTACGAGAAAGTTAATGCTCGTATGCGAGAGGTTTTTCCGGGAAGTTTCCCGAGCGAGTCAGATCCGGTGGAGAGAGCAACAGCAACCCCCAACCGTGCTAGAAGTGGAAGTGTGGTAGCCTCTGCAGCAAGGAGCACTGCGTCGAAGCGGGTTAGCTTAACTGCATCACAAGTGGCCTTGGCTAAACGGCTAGGCTTGACCAATGCGCAATACGCGCATGAACTTATGAAATTAGGAGCTTAATCATGACAACGACTGTAAATCGCGCATCACGTGAAAACGATCAAAGACCAACATCTTGGGCACCAGCTGAGTTACTACCAGAACCGGATAAGTTACCGGGATGGGCATACCGCTGGGTTCGCATCAGTACTCTTGGTGCTGCAGACCCGATGAATATGTCAGCGAAACAACGTGAGGGATGGGAACCGGTTGATTCTAGTGAGCAACCTAGGCTTAAACTTCATAAGAGTCAAGACGCACGTTTTCGTGGAAACATTGAAATTGGTGGGTTGATTCTCTGCAAGATACCTGAGGAATTTATTAAGCAACGGACTGATTATT